GTGTGAGGTGGAATTTGAAAAGTATATTGAGAGTTCTTACCAAACGTTGGCCTCGTACGTAAATGCCTATGATCAAAAGATGTTTATGAAGCGAGAGAACATTGCAGATCGTGGTATTTGGACAGCAAAGAAAAGATATATTCTAAACGTATGGGATAGTGAAGGTGTAAGATATGAGGAACCTAAACTGAAAATGATGGGTATTGAAGCAGTCAAGTCATCCACTCCCGCACCTTGTCGTAAAATGATTAAGGATGCATTGAAGATTATGATGAACGGTTCTGAAGATGACATGATCGATTACATTGATACATGTCGCAAAGAGTTTAAGAAGTTGCCACCAGAAGAAATTGCTTTTCCAAGAACTGCATCTGATGTTGTTAAATACAAAGCGCATTCTACAATCTACGCAAAGGGAACTCCTATACATATACGGGGTGCATTATTGTTTAATCACTATGTGAAGAAGCACAAATTAGACAATAAGTATTCACTCATTCAAAATGGTGAGAAGATTAAATTCTGTTATTTGAAAAAACCAAATATTATTCATGAGAATATTATCTCATTCATTCAAGACTTTCCTCATGAGATCGGTCTTGACAAATATATCGATCACGATCTACAATTCGACAAGTCATTCTTAGAACCACTCAAGATTATTCTTGATGCAATTGAATGGAATGTCGAGAAAACTGTAAACTTAGAACTATTTTTTTCCTAATGGATTTACCTATTAACAACGAAGAACTTGGCACCATAGTTAAGGCATTGACTCTTGGTGGTGATACTGCGTTGTATCAAAAATTAAAATTAGTCAAAGAAACTATTGATGCAAATCCCGGAGGGCCATATAAGAAAATACTTCGTGAATCTCATGGCATGGTGATCTAATGTTTTACAAAAAATTGAGTTTGGTTACTGGTGGGTTTGATCCGATTCACAGTGGACATATATCATACTTTGCAAGAGCAAAAGATTTTTCTGATTTTCTTGTTGTTGGAATCAATACTGAAGAGTGGTTAACAAAAAAGAAAGGACAATACTTTCAGTCGTGGAAAGAAAGAGCAGAAATTATTCGTCATTTAAGAATGGTAGATGCTGTCATCACCGTGCCTGATGATGACAAAGGATCAGCCTGTGGTGCGATTGAAAAATGTTTAGAGATTGCAGATGAAGTTATTTTCTGTAATGGAGGTGACAGAGGCAAAGGTAACACACCAGAACTTGACAAATTCAAAAATAATGATAGAGTAAAGTTTGAATGGGGTATCGGTGGTGAGGATAAAATGAACAGTAGTTCATGGATTCTACACGGATACTTTGAAAGACAAAAAAAATTATTGGGCATATGAATTGTTGGCACTGTGGTACTGAACTGATATGGGGATCAGATTTTGATGGTGCAGATTTTGGATGTGAAGAGGAATACTCCATTGTAACTAATCTGACTTGCCCTAAATGTGAATCTTTTGTACAAGTTTATTACCCAAACAAAGAAAATTAATTATGGATTTTTTAAAAGAAATTGTAAAAGAAATAGGAGATGACTTCACCCAACTCGCATCCGATATTGACGAAACTGAAGTCTTTATTGACACAGGTTCGTACATTTTTAACGGCCTTATATCAGGCAGTATATTTGGCGGTGTATCTAACAACAAGATTACTGCCATTGCTGGCGAAAGCAGCACTGGAAAGACTTATTTTTCCCTTGCTGTTGTCAAGAACTTTTTGGACACTAACCCTGATGGGTATTGTCTCTATTTTGACACTGAAGCAGCCGTCAATAAAGGATTACTGGAGTCTCGTGGAGTTGATACGACACGGTTGGTTGTTGTAAATGTTGTAACAATTGAAGAGTTTAGAGGTAAAGCATTAAAGGCAGTTGATATATACTTAAAATCAGATGAAGAAAGTCGTAAACCTTGTATGTTTGTGCTTGATTCATTAGGTATGCTTTCTACAGAGAAAGAAATAAATGATGCATTGAATGATAAACAAGTCCGTGATATGACTAAATCACAACTTGTTAAAGGTGCATTTCGTATGCTCACACTCAAACTTGGTCAAGCAAATATCCCACTAATAGTTACAAACCACACCTATGATGTCATCGGTTCTTATTTCCCAACTAAAGAAATGGGAGGAGGCAGCGGTCTCAAGTATGCAGCTTCTACAATCATCTATCTTAGCAGAAAAAAAGAGAAGGATGGTAAGGAAGTCGTTGGAAACATTATCAAAGCAAAGACTCATAAATCACGTTTAAGTAAGGAGAACAAGGAAGTTGAGATTAGACTTTATTACGACGAGCGTGGACTCGATAGATATTATGGGTTACTGGAACTGGGTGAGAAGCATGGAGTCTTCAAACGTAAGGGGAATCGAATTGTTGTTGGTGAATCTTCCGTTTATCCTTCTGCTATTCTGGCCGATCCTGATAAGTATTTCACGGAAGAAATAATGCAAGGCCTTGAGGAGGCTGCAAACGAAGAGTTTAGTTATGGTGAATGATGGATCGTATTGAGAAAGTCATTCTAAGAAACCTAGTTTATAACGAAGAATATCTAAGAAAAGTTCTACCATTTATCGAACCTGATTACTTCAATGAGAGGAATGAAAGAGTTGTATTTGAGCATATTACTAAATATGCTGCAGAGTACAATAGTTTGATAACAAAAGAAGTACTCCAGATTGAGATTGAAGACAGGCGTGATATCACACAGGACGAAGCCAAAAATATATACGGAACGATAAATGAACTGGAAGATATTGAATGTGACTTTGAATGGTTGAGTGACACAACAGAGAAATGGTGTCGAGACCGTGCCATCTATTTGGCTCTGATGGAGTCAATCAAAATTGCAGATGGTCAAGATGATAAAAAGAATCGAGATGCAATACCAACTATCTTATCAGACGCATTATCTGTATCCTTTAATCGCAATGTAGGCCACGATTACTTAGAGGACTATGAAGAACGGTACGAACTTTACAACAGGAAAGAAAGTCGAATTCAATTCGACCTTGAATACTTTAATAAGATTACAAAAGGAGGTCTTCCAAACAAGACGCTCAATATTGCACTTGCAGGCACTGGGGTTGGTAAATCTCTGTTTATGTGTCATCATGCTAGTTCTGTTCTTTTAGAAGGAAAGAACGTCTTATACATAACATTAGAAATGGCAGAAGAAAAGATTGCAGAACGTATTGATGCAAATCTTTTAAACGTAAACATACAAGAGATTGTTGATTTACCAAAACCAATCTTTGAAGGTAAGGTAACAAACCTTGCAAAGAAGACTCAAGGGTCACTTATTATTAAAGAATATCCTACTGCCTCTGCACACTCAGGTCATTTCAAGGCCTTACTCAATGAATTAGCCTTGAAAAAATCTTTCAAACCTGATATAATATTCATAGACTATCTAAACATATGTGCATCATCACGTTACAGGGCTGGATCAAATGTTAACTCGTATTCCTATATTAAGGCGATTGCTGAAGAGCTCAGGGGTCTTGCAGTTGAAGCTAATGTTCCTATCGTCTCCGCTACTCAGACGACTCGCTCTGGCTTTGCTAGTAGTGATGTCGATCTTACTGACACAAGTGAGTCCTTTGGTCTTCCAGCCACTGCTGATCTTATGTTTGCTCTTATATCTACTGAGGAACTTGAAGGGTTGGGGCAGATAATGGTCAAACAATTAAAGAACAGATACAATGATCCGACTTATAATCGGAGATTTGTTATCGGAGTTGACCGAACAAAAATGAGATTATATGACTGTGAACAACAAGCACAGGATGACTTGCTTGACAGTGGACAGGATGTAGAGTACAATGAAGAAGATAAAACAACAAAGAAATTTGCCGAGTTTAAATTTTAAAAATGTCTGGAGATTACAACACTCACAACGATCAACAACCAAATATTAACTACACAGATCATACCGTTGACCTTTCTAAGTACGCTCTATTCGTGGATGGTGTCACATCCGATTCCAGTAAAGATTATAAATCTTTTCTTGAGAGTGTTGAATATCTTGACGGAGAAGGTTCCAATATTCAGCGGCTTCTTACTGCTGCTGTTGGCATTAGTGCTGAAGGTGGTGAGTTTATGGAGATCGTTAAGAAGATGTTATTCCAAGGTAAACCTTGGACAGATGATAATCGAGAGCATCTTATTATTGAGTTGGGTGACGTTCTCTGGTATGTAATGCAAGCTTGTAAAGCATTAGAAGTTTCAATTGATGATGTTGTTGCTGGCAATGTCGAGAAGTTAAAAAAGAGATATCCTGGTGGAGAGTTCGACGTTCACTATTCTGAAAACCGTGCAGCAAATGACAGATAAAGAAAAGACTATGATTCACGTTTATGAAGAGCACATAGATGTTCTTGAAAAAGAAAACAAAAGTTTAAAACTACAAGTTGAATTTTTAAAGCAACAACTAGCATACAAAACTTTTGGTAAACCATCACACGAAGAAGATCAATGAAAAGAACAGAATCTTACGAAGAACTACTAGAAAGATTTACAAAAAGAACAAATCAGGTTTTAGTTAAAAGAAATAATTTAACAGAGAAGTGCCCAGCTTGGGAAGAATTAAATGAACAATATCACTATCTTCAAGGATGTATAGACACTGTTGTGTATTTAATGACAGGAAAATTGCCACAAGATGGTAATCACGATGGAATGAAAGATCATAAACCAGTTGAAGGACACGTTCGTAGAGACTTAGACGCACTTGACTAAATAGGTATACTTACTATCAGATTATGAGAGAACAGATTATCAATGCTTTAATCGCACATGCTCACGGTGATATTGCAAAGCATAAGGCTAATGTAGAGGTATATTAGACAAATCCTGTGGGTATCGGAGAACATTCAAACGTATTAGAAGCAATAGAACAAGAATTAAATATGATTGCAAAATATCATGATCAGATAGAGGTTCTGAACAAATATTTTAAAAAGAAAAATGACGAACAATGAGTCAGATCACAAAACAGCAAAAAAATTAATTAAAATATATAAAAAGAAACCTAATCTTTATGGCGAAGCAGATGTAATGTATGCTAGAATGATTAGGAAGATCTATAAAAAAAAGAAAAGAAATGGCTGACATCAAAACAG